TCTGGATGGCCGAGTATATGCAGGAACCGTTCGAAGCCAAAGGTTTGCTATTCCCTAAATCCTCTCTCATGCGCTTCAAGAGTGCTGATATTGTAGGAAAGAAACCTGATGGTGTACTTGGTGCTTGTGATACAGCTGATAAGGGCGATGATGATTTCTGTGCACCATTTGCAAAGGTATTCGGACCGAAATACTTCATCACGAATGTTCTTTTCACAAAGGATCCTGTTGAAGTTACAGAACCGCGCCTGGCACAGATGGTTATTGATACAGAGTGCGATCAGCTACGCATTGAATCAAACAATGGCGGGCGTATATTTGCTATCAATGTACGCAAACTTGTTACAGCTAAAAAGAAATCGTGTGTTATACAAGCCCGGCCAACAACCCAGCACAAGGAAACACGTATTATCATGAAGGCTGGCTGGATAAAGAAGCATTGTGTATTCTTAGACGAATCAGAATACACTAAAGGATCAGACTACGGCCGTTTCATGAAAGCGCTTACCAGTTACAAGCGTGAAGGTGATAACGCTCATGACGACGCACCGGACGGAATGACAATACTTGCAGAGTTCGCAGAATCGCTTGGTCTAAAATTAAAAAAAACATCGACTCGTAAGGTAGGACGTGGATAAATCCTGTTTGCCATATATTTTAAGAGAAAAGTATATGGCATCAATTAGTGAAATTTTAGTTCAAGACGACTTTGGAAGGATTGTTAGTGATCTTTGTGTGGACACCATAGAAAATCGTGAGCCACGGGAATATTTAGAAGAGTATAATGGAAAGCGTAACCGTCGCACTACATCCGTTGGTTTCCGTGAACCTAAGACAGTAGCAGTCTATTCTGAAACAGAAGAAGAATTGAACACCCAAACGGGTAAAATGGAGCCTAAACGATTAGAGGATAAAACTGTTCCTGTTGCCAAAATAGTGACCAATATCCCAAAGAAGATTGTTCGCACAGCAGCAGCTTTTTTATTTGGCGGAGATATGACCATCACAGCAGATAATACAGATGATGCAAGCTTGGAGGATTTCAAAAAGATATTTGTCCGCAAACTCAAAATGAAGTCAGTACTTATGAGCTTTGCCCGTAAAGTGTTGTCTGAAACAAAAGCTGCTATTGTATTTTATCCTGTAAACAAAGTTGTGGATGGAAAAAAAGTCCCGGAACTGAAAGCCAAGATACTCTCTTTGCCAAAGGATGATAACGTTACTTATGAGTTCTATCCACATTTTGACGATGATGATGATATGGATGCTTTCATTCATAAGTTCACAACCAAGATTGACTACTCTACCTACGAGTGTGTCAAAATATACACCTCAGACAAAGTTATCACAGCTATAAATAAGGGGGGCCAGTGGGAAATCAAGTCAGATAATAACCTATTCGGCAAAATCCCTGTAGTATATGCAGAGGTAGACCAACCGGACTGGGAAGATGTCGCTTTACTCATGGACCATTATGAAATGCGGATCTCTAGAATGTCAGATACTAACGACTACTTCGGCGACCCAATGCTAAAATCTTTCGGTTTGTCGAATCTCCCATCAAAAGATACAGTAGGGAAAGAATTAAACTTTTCTATGGAAGTTGACCCTGATACCGGCACTGCGTATCATGGTGATGCTGAATACCTATCATGGCAACAGTCCATAGATTCACAAAAGGAAGAGATTAGTAATGAACGCCACGAAATATTCTCTGGTGCATCATGTCCTGATTTGTCGTTTGACAATCTTATTGGCATAGGTGACCTATCAGGCGTCTCCCGTGAGTTTATGACCATTGATGCAAAAATTAAGGCTACGGAACAAATGGAAATCTTCGGACCGGTAGTACAACGATGTGTGGCTATTGTACAAGCAGGCATGGCGAATATATCACATATCAAAAATTCCAATGCTATAATGAATAATTATTTTGAGGTGTCTTTCGGCTCTATTCTCCCGAAGAATTTAGCAGAAGACTTACAGAATCTATCAACAGCCGGAGGTGGGAAACCAATCAATAGCCAGGAAACACTTACCGCACGTTCTCCTTATACTCAGAATGTAAAAGAGGAAATTGAGAAAATGAAACAGGAAGAACAAGCAGCTTCAGTCAATAACAATCCGCTAGGACCGATATATCAATGAAAGGACTAACATTCTACGACAAGCAGCATATACAAAAGATATTGGCTCAGCAAAGCGAAGTGGCCAATATCTTTAATCGATTTATTCTGTCTATTACCCCATTTCTCCAACAATGGGCAAATCGTAGTAGCGATAATGTATGGTTACGTAATCAAGTTGTCGAAAAATGTGTGGATCGGGAGTTGGATAAGTTACAGTCTCTTCTTCTCACGAATCTTACAGCCTTCAACATAGACGCATGGAAGCGCTCTGAAATGAAGAATGAGGATTTTATATCAGAATACATCAAAGGCATGGCTATTGATTCTGTAAGGAAGCAAGGAATGTTTGCTACAAACAAAGACGCACTCTCTCAACTTAGGAAAGGGGTTGATGTACGCGGCAATAATCTGTCTCCAATGGTGTGGAATCTTGCGGATCAGACAAAAACACAACTCGAGTATTATTTACAGACAGGTCTATCTGTTGGTAGAAGTTCTTCACGGATAAGTCAAGATCTTAGGCAAATCCTAAATGAGCCGGACAAACGATTTCGCCGGGTAAAGGATAAAGAAGGGAAACTTGTTATGTCCCAACCTATGAAGAACTATCACCCAGGACAAGGTATATATCGTAGTTCAAAGATGAACGCATTACGTCTTACAGCTACATCTACCAATATGTCTTATCGTACCGCTGACTATGAACGTTGGAGTAAACAGGATTTTATATTAGGTATTGAGATACATCGCTCGGCCAATAATCGCGGACCATGCAAGATATGTGATGCAATGGTAGGTAAATATCCGAAAACGTTCAAGTTTATAGGTTTTCATCCTTTCTGTATCTGTTTTGCTACTCCGATCACGATGGAACCGGACAACTTTGCTGATTTCCTGCTAAACGATACAGTTCCGCAAGAACAGGTTATAACAGATATTCCCAAAACAGCAAAGGATTTTGTTGACGAGAATAAAAATGGGGTGCAATCCGCTTTTTGGTATAAGGATAACTTTAGCAAAGAAGGAGATTTGCAAAGAGAGAGAACTCCCCAGCCTACTACACCCGAAGTCATAAAAGTATCAAGAACAAAGCGCATCAAGACCGATGCTGAGAAAAATGATATTCAAAAAAGATGGGACGACCGGTTTGTAAGAAACTTCAATCAGAGTAAGATTGAGCAAAAAATCGGCATAAAGAGAGGTGAAGATATGACCTTCGAAGAAGCAAATGAACTGAGAGGAAACATCGGTTATGGAGAAGGAAGAGAATTCAGTGTAAACTGTCAGTCATGCGTAGTTGCTAATGAATTGAGAAGACGTGGATATGATGTAACAGCACTACCTAACCTTAAAAAAGAAGGGAACATTCCTTATGAACTCTCTGGAAAAACTAACTGGGCCTGGATTGATCCGGAAACAATGCAGACACCTGAGAAGAAACAGGCAGGTGGACAATATGTATCTGGACTTGATATTAAAAGCAAGACTCTCACTCAATTGAATAAAGAATTGAACGAGTTAACCAAAGAAGCCGGCAGGTATCACATTGACTTTATGTGGAAAGACGGAAAAGGTGGACATATTATTACTGTTGATAGGTTAGAAAACGGTTCAATCCGTATTTATGATCCACAAATCGGTCGTTTGGGCGATTGGAAAGTTATATCCAAAGATATAAGTCTTAAGTATGGAGTAAATGTATTGCGTGTAGACAATCTATTGGTAAACACAGATATTATCGATAGAATAGTGAGAAAGTTATAAGAATGAACTTGTATAGTCTTTGGGCATAGGAGCCATTCCCATTATATCCGGCGATTGTGTATATGGTGCAAGATGTGCAGCATCATCTTTCACAAGAATAAATTGAGGATATCCAATGCAGCATTCCTTGTCTTCTTTCCGGGATGCTGTATATACCAAGTAGCCTTTCCACTCTCCATAATAGGAAACCTGATCGAACCCATTCTGTAGAGCGAGGATCTTAGCTTTCTCCTTATATTCTTTCTTCTTATCCATATTGCAAATATACTCATTGATTCTGGAATAAAATATAAGGGAAGGAAAAAGTTACTCCCCTTATATTTTAATAGAAAATCGTTATGACAATCATTGATGCTATTAAGAAGGGCTTGAAAGCCGCAGGTGTAAACGAAAAGTACGCCTCTAAGGTTCAGAAACTTTTCAAAATCGAAAAAGAAGAAGATATTGCTACTTATGTTGCCTTATTCAAAGACAATATTCTTCCTGATCTTGAAGATACATCCTCAGTAGAAAAAGCGAAAAAGGACGCTATCGCTGAATATGAGAAGAATAATGGTCTGAAGGACGGTAAGCCAATCAAACCAGTTAAAAAGACCAAGAAAACGACAGAATCAGAAGAGAATGAAGAAAATGAAGAAGAAGATCTCGAAGGTGTTCCCGCCTCTTTGATGAAACTATTCAAGGCTCAACAAAAACAAATATCAGAGTTAGCCAATAGCGTTACCACCTTAACTGGGAATATTACAACATCCAGCAAACAGGCTTCAGCTAAGGTTCTCTTTGATAACGCAAAATTACCAGAAAAGTGGTTCAAGCGTATCGACGTAAATTCTGAAATATCTGTCGAAGATCAGATTAAGGAATTGGCAGAAGAGTATGCTGAAATTCGCCAGTCCGCTGTGACAGATGAAATCGAAAATGGTAACTACACCCCACAATCACAGGTAAAAGACCGTAGTGAAAAAGAGTGGCTGGATATCATGAATAAAGAAGAAGCTGGTGAATCCAGTGGTGTCGCTAGTCTTGGTATTGAGTAATAACTAAATTTTATTGTATCATGTATTTAAAAAAAGAAAAAGAATTTCAGTACCATCCCGCCATCATTAAGATGTTGGAGGATGTTGTCGGCGGTGGCACTATTGCCCGTGCTGATTTGAGAAAGGCCCTGTTTGACGGACAGCCATTAGATGAGTTGCCACCTTACTGCATCGCAGGACGCGATGAAAACGGTGGTTGGCATATCATCAAGACAGCAAAAGTGCTGGAGGCTGTAGAAACAGCAGGAAAAATCATCAAGGTAGCTAAAAATCATCTGTTTGCAATTGGTGATTTCGTGACTGTCGGTGGAAAATTTGATGGAGCATCCGATAAAATTACCGCTATCGACAAGAGTAATGCTGCTTATGACTCTATTACGCTGGCGGCTGCCATTGGTGCGATGGCCAAAGATATGGTATTGGTCGCTGTAAAATCAAAAGCTGATGCAGGTTCTGCCGAGGCTACAGTAGAAACATCCGAGGTGGTGATTACGATGGCTAAAGTTGATCTGACTGTTGCTAATCAATCTTGCGGATTGATGGTAAGAGGTACTATTGAGGAACAAAATATGCCATTCCCTCTTGATGCTGATTTGAAGAAGCTTATGCCTCTCATTCGTTTTGTATAATCTATTAATTCATAAATCATTATGGAAAGAAGCTTAATCAAGCAAATTAACAAGAAAAACATGGCGGCACGTCTCAACTCCCGTCATGTGAAGCCGATGTATTACCCGAATTTCTTTGGTGTGAAGAGAGTTACTTCATTGAAGTGGGAAACATTGGTTGGTGAAAAAGGCGCTCCGGTTATTGCTGACGTTATTTCTTTCGATGCATCTGCACCGGAGAAAACGCGTGAAGTGATCGGCAAAATGTCTGGTGATATTCCTAAGACCGCTATTAAGCGCTCGATGACTGAAAGTGAATATCAAGAATACAAGCAGTTACAACGCGATGCCCAGGGCGATTCTGATCAATTGGAACTATTAAATCTTGGTTTCAAAGATACCGATTTTGTGCATAATGGTGTCCGTGGACGTATGGAATGGGCTAGTATGCAATACATGTCACGTGGCGGAACCAACTTGACATCCTCTAATAACAACGGCATCGTAACTACGGAATTTGTCGGCGTGGGTATGCCTGCTGCCAACAAAAAAGTATCCTCCGTAGATTGGGCTACCGCTTCTACTGCTGATGGTCTTCAAGATATTGAAAATGTACTGGCCGATGCAGCCAAGGAAGGTGTGTCTCTTCGCTATATTATTATGCTTACTACTGAGTTCTCTTTGCTGAAAAAGCAGAAAGCAACTATTGATAAGATTAAAGGCTGGATCAATCAAACGTCCAAGGTCGTTATCACAAAAAAAGTGATTAATGAATATCTTGCAGAACAAGAAAACCCATGTCAGATTATCACAATCAATCCGGCGCTCCGTATCGAAGATAAGAACCACAAACGTACTACTATCTGTCCGTGGGTTCGCAAACGTATTTGTTTCTTAGAGGATTTGCGTGTAGGTGATATCCAACACGGACCAATTGCAGCAGAAGATTCTGAGAGTCTGAGAAAGAAAGCATTGATGGTAAAGAAAGATTTTGTTCTGATTACCAAATGGTCAACCGAAGAACCATTTAAAGAATGGACCAAAGGAGAAGCAAACGCATGGCCGGTAGTTAATGATCCGGAAGCGATGTACATTCTGAAAGCTGACGGTAAAGCATGGGCAGCCGATGAAGCTACAGAAGGAACAGACAATATCCCCGCTAAATTCTTGGGTCAGGAAGTTGAGAAAGAAAACTTAGAAGCAGAAGACGAAGAGTAAACAGTTATGGCAACAATCAGAGAAACAATACTAGAATATCCATCTATTGAGGATATGGAAGGCTTCTTGGATAAGGTAGTCTTCATTAAGCGGGGTATCAACCCCGAAGCAGAATGTACTACTGAAAGCATGAAGCTGGTCGGTCTTTGTGTCGCTGATATGTATGCCATGATGGTAAACTCACCGGATTTCAGTGAAAACAAGCTTTCTATCACTCATCCCCGTTCTTTCTATATTCAGACTGCAAAGCAGCTGTATATAGAAAACGGGGAGCCGGAGAAGGCGGCTAAACTTGGCAAGCGAATCATTATCAAAGGAAGGGCAGGTAGCAGATGGTAAAACGATACCCACATACAGCGATAGTCACTATGTCTGCTAAAGGGCAGGTTGTTGACGGTGAATTGGTTCCGGGAATACCAGTTGAAATATCTGTCTCCGGACGTTATGACCCAGTAAGCGATGGAAGAATCGTTCTCAAACGTAATTCGGCTGGTGATGAAGCGCAAGTACATGGCTATTTCTATACCAAAATGCAGCCACCGGCCGGTAGTAAGTTTTTGCGTTTGAAAGTCGAATCAAAGGGTATTGATGTACCTGTTATCTGTTGGGAACTTTATCAATCACATTCAATTATCAACGTATGAGAAACGGTATGACTCCCCTATTCACTTATGATGAATTGGAAAAATGGTTTGATCGCTTTCAAAGTAAAGCAGAAGATAAGATGCTTGTATTCCTGCAGGCAGGAGGTGAAAAGTTTATCGAAGTAGCCCGCCGGAGTGGTTCATATAAAGACCAAACGGGCAATCTTCGAAGCTCTATTGGATATATAATAGCCAAAGACGGAGAAGTGGTTACAGAAAACTTTAAGGAAGGTGACAAAGGGACTGATAAGACAACCGGTAAGTACAAAGGTCGCAGGCTTGCAGAAGAAGTCTCACTATCATATACTGGCGGTTATGTGTTGGTTGGTGTTGCAGGAATGGAGTATGCGGCAGCCGTGGAAGCTAAAGGGTATGAGGTTGTTTCAGGAGCTAATACACAATGTGAGAAGTATCTAAGAGATACATTGAAGTCAATTTTTAGCAAGATTTGATTATGGATGAATTCGACGCTGTAGATATAGTTTATGATGCTGTGGCCGCTGCGGGCACCGATGTTATGATTTACAAGGATAAGTCGGAAGCCGGCTTTACTAATGAACACATCGTTATCAATCATCTGCAATTGAATGAGCTCGACTTCATCAATAAAGTGCCTGTTAATATCAACATCTTTGTTCCTTGGAGTGATGAAAATGGTATGTTAAAACGTCAACGAATGAAAGAATTAAAGCGTAAGGTTAGGAAATCGCTTGATTCAATCAATAGCAATGACGGTACATGTAAAGAAGTAACAGTCCTCTGGAACGTTCCAATGCCGGACCTGAAAGAAGGCTTTGCTTGTACAAATATCAGATTAGAAATTTTAATAGATCAATAATTATGTCAGGAGAAGTTAGACCTATCGCTATGGGCGTAGGTGGAATTAAATTTGGAACAGTCGGTGACGGCGTTCCCGGTGCAGATCTCAAAGATTATCCCCTTCCGACCAAAGGAAGTGTTGCATTTAACTTTGCAGATCCAAAGGAAGTGAAGATTGAAGTAGAAGGTAGTGAAGAACCTTTTTATGTTGAACTGGTGAAAGATACGACAGATTATGTCGAGTTCTCCATCCCTACTCCATCAAATGAGGTTCTTAAAGAACTAGCAGGCGGTGAAGTGGATACAACAGGAGGAAAAAATATCTGGAAAAAGCCTCTTAGTACTCCTTCTATCTCTAAAACGTTCCAGTGTGAAACATTACCTAAAGACGGTAAGAAGGTCGTTTATACCATCGTAAATGGCAAGATCGCCTCAAAGATTTCACAGGCTCCCGGATCAGAGCAAGCAGAGTTGTTGCTTGTTCGTGTATATATGCAAGCTGCTGTTACTGCAGACGGTAAGAGACAGACTGCTTTCATGCGCGAAGTAGTTACTATTGCCGGAGGCGGAGAAGCCCCAGCGAATGCTGCGAATGTCGAAGGCGGAGAAGCTGCTCCAAGTGGTGCGAAAAAATAAATAACGGTTCTGTATAGCTCAGTTGGTTAGAGCGCTACATTGATTATGTAGAGACCGGCGGTTCGATTCCGCCTACAGGAACAAACTATTGAAGGATGGAGCTGAAAGTATTGAAGGTTAGTTGCAAATAACCGGAAGTATTGCCCGGAAGTACAACGGGCTAGGCTCCTTGATGAAATTATGAGTATAAAGAATTTATTTCAGCAAGAGTCTGAATCCGTTACGGATCAGGCTGTCAAAATTCCATTCGAATTTACTAACCGGGATTCTATTCCTAAAGGAAAGGACCCCGGCAATTGCATAGTTATAAAGCCTGTCACCGTTCGGACATGGTTTCGGATACGCCCTTTCCTTCTTGAAGTCGAGAAAGAAGATCTTGATAAGATGATTGTGAAGGACGGAGAACTCAATGCAGACTTTCCGGAACTGATGAATAAATACGGAGGATTGCTTTTTGACATCGTCTGCCTCGGGATTCACAATAAGCCTAGTGATCCTCCGGAATGGTTCAAGAACGCTCTCGCAGACAATACGACATGGGAGGATATACGGATCCTGTTTAATGCAATTATATATCGCATAGGGTATCACCCTTTTTGCACCTCTATCACGATGCTTCGGAACGTGAGCCCGCTACGAGAGACGGAGATAATAGCCGCTCAGAAGAATTTGCAAAGTTGGAAGGATGCAACCAAAGCAGATTCCTAGTGATTGTAAAAGAAGCTCTAGGATTAACGTTTAACCAGACGTTGGATAGTAGCTATGGATTGATAGAGACATTACTGCAGGAGTACTCATTTGTAATGAGAGAGCGTAATAAGATTACTGATGAAGACGGTAAAGTTGAAGGTAGAGATTATGAATGGGTAGAACTACCCTCTTTTGATGATCCTAGTAAGACGATCAGGATAAAGAAGTATAACGATATAGCCGGTAAGGTCAAGGGTTAAGGTAATTTGCTGTTGTGTTTATATATTAGGTTAACTGTTTTTTTATTAAATTGGTTTAGAGTATTGTGGTCCCTTGTATCT